CCACAAGTTCCTATGGATCGTGTAGCTTACTTAGAAAGAATGGCTATGCAATATCTTAATGAAGCCGAACAAGAAGAGAGAGATAAATCTCCAATCTATTGGGCACCTAACATTAGTGTGTATACAAGATAATGCCTATATTTTTAGATACCGAAGGATTAGCTAGTCTTGCAATAGGTGTATGTGACCGATGCAAAATGAAAAGAGCTTTTGTACGACTAGGTCCTGATCCAAACTTCCCTGGTCTTCGTGTATGCAATGAAGGATGTAGAGATCAGTTTGACCCTTATCGTTTAGCCGCAAGGCAGACTGAAAGAATTAATTTAAGATTCGCTCGTCCTGATGTAAGTGTAGCGGTTGAAGATAATAGTTTAATTACAAATAATCCAAATAATAACGTAATTTCACCCGAACAAAATACACAAACACCTGAGAACAACGGAAACCTCGACAACCTTAACGTGAGTCCTTAGAACATGGCAAATGTACAAATAACACAATTACCTAATGCTAGTGCAATAACGGGCACAGAATCAGTTCCTATTGTACAAAATGGCGTAACCGTCCAAACTACAACAGCGGCTCTTGCAGGCGCTCCTGTATTAACAGCTTCATTCCTAGAAGTAAGTAATTCAGCTACAACACCAAACTCAAGATATTTTGCTGTTGGATCAGGATTAGCTACAACCGATGGTGGAGTTGCTAGTTCATTTACCGTAAGCCTTATAGGTGCTTTAGATAATTTAAACGCTTTAGGTAACGGGCTTGTAACTAAAACAAGTGCAAGTGTTCTTGCAAACAGAACAATTACCGCAGGCTCTGTAGGTTTATCAGTTACTAATGGTGATGGTGTTTCAGGTAATCCAAGTGTAAGTTTAAGTGCAGGTCCTGTATTAACCCTAGCTCAAGCTGTAGGTTCAGGCATGCTTTCCTTAAGTAGCAATGTTGTTACCCCAAGACAATTAACAGGAACAGCGAATCAAATTACAGTAGTTGATGGCACGGGTGCTAGTGGTGATCCTACTTTTAGCATTACTGACAATCCAATATTACCTGGTACCGCAAGTGTAAAAGTTCCCTTAGGAACAACAGGACAAAGACCCGTAGGATCAAATGGGCAAATTAGATATAACACTTCTAATAGTGATTTTGAATTTTATGAAAATGGTAATTGGACAAGTTATGGTATAGGTGATGGTAGTGTTACTAGCATAGCTATGACTGTACCTACAGGATTGTCTGTAGCAGGATCTCCTATAACAACCGCAGGAACTTTAGCTTTAACATACAGTTCAGGTTATTCAATACCTACAAATGCAAGCCAAGCTACTTGGGATACAGCATACACATTAGCAACAACAGCAGTTCAATCTGTAAGTGGTACAGCAAACCAAATTGATTCAACAGGAACAACTGCAATTACCTTAGCTCTTGCAAGTAATCCTGTCATACCTGGTACCTCGGCTATTACTGTACCTATTGGAAATACAGCACAACAGGGGTCTGTAGGTGACGGAGCTTTTAGATATAACTCTCAAACACTTCAATTTGAAGGTCGTATTAATGGAACATTTACTCCGTTTGCGGTCGCGGGGGTTGGTGTTTCATCCGTATCAACAGGCACAGGGTTGACAGGTGGTCCAATTACATCCACAGGTACTATATCTATTTCAAACACAGGTGTCTCAGCTAATACCTATGGATCACAAAATCAAGTTCCTGTATTTGCTGTAAACGCACAAGGTCAAATTACCTCTGTTACAGACACAGCAATTAATAGTGTTGCATTAACCACGGGCACCATTTCAACTACCCCATCAAGCGCAAATGATATTGTAAATAAATCTTATGCTGACAGCATAGCGGCAGGATTAAGCTTTCACGAAGCAAGCGAATATGCAACAACTGCTAATTTAGGCACAGTCATTTATAACAATGGAACTTCAGGGGTAGGAGCAACAATAACAAAAGATACACCATTTGCTACGTTAGCGATTGATGGTCATACATTTACTAGCCCTGCTGACATAGGCGTTAGAGTTATAATAAAAGATCAAGCTACCCCTTCTCAAAATGGTGTTTACACTGTAACAAATGTAGGCTCAGGAGCAAGTGGATTTATACTGACCCGAGCAACTGATTTTGATACATCAGGTTCAAATGTAAATCAAATTAATGCAGGAGACTTTGTATTTGTAACTTCAGGTACAGTTAACGCAAATACTTCATGGGTTCAGCAAACACCTTTACCCATTACTGTTGGATCAACATCTATTGTCTTTGCACAATTTGGCGCTCCTGTAACTTACACCGCAGGAACAGGGCTTGACTTAGTTGGCTTTGAATTTAGTTTAGAAACGCCTGTTACTTTAGCACACGGTGGTACAGGTCAAACGTCAGCCAATGCCGCCCTTAACGCACTCTTACCTGCGCAATCAGCTAACACCTACTTAAAATCAGATGGTACTAATACAAACTTTGCTTCATTGGGTACTTTTGTACCAATTATTACCCATAGTGGGCCAACCGTACAAATTCCTGTTGGAAATGGATATTTTACCGTCTTGCTCCATGATGGAATTACCTATGTTAATATAACAGTCTTCTAAGGAAATAGAATATGACAGCTTTTTACCCGTTAGTTTTAGATGGCTCGCAAATTGAAGAATTGCAAATTGGGGATACAATTAATGCAACCGTAACAAATGCGACCAATGCTACCAATATAAGTGGCGGAGCCGCAGGATCAGTTCCCTACCAAACAGGAGCTACAGCAACTACATTTTTAGCTTTAGGCGCGTCAGGCTCGGTTATTACCGCAGGCGCATCGGCACCACAATACACAGCTCAATCTTCTTTAGCTGTTGGAACTGCAACTAATTTAGCAGGTGGTACAGCAGGCGCACTAGCATATAACTCAGGAGCGGGTGCTACTACATTCTTATCTCTAGGTACATCAACACACATTTTAACCGCAGGTGCTTCTGCTCCACAGTATACAGATCCAAGTACAGTGACTGTAGGTACAGCAACAAACGCAACCAACGCAACAAACGCATCTAATGTTGCAGTTACAACAGGATCAGCGGCTACAAATTATATTTCATTTGTGACTGCAACCACAGGAAATCTTCCTGTCCTAACAGACACAGCATTAACATTTGACGCAACCACCCATGCAATAACTAGCGGTATTAGTGGTGGAATTTTTTCTTAAATATGGTAAAATTCACGCATAAAAGGACTTAATCATGGCACAAGCAGGCTTTACCCCAATCTCTCTTTACTACAGCACAACCGCATCTGCGCTTCCAACAGGAGGCAATCTTGTCGCGGGTGAACTAGCGCTAAACACGGTTGACGAAAAGTTATACTTTAAAAACAGTGCAGGAACTGTAAAGTTATTAGCTTCTAGCGCAGGAACCACTAACGTATCGTCTATTACCTTTGGATCAACAGGATTAACCCCAAGCACCGCAACTACAGGTGCTGTAACAGTAGCAGGTACTTTAGCTATTGCTAATGGGGGAACAGGTTCAACATCTACAACATATGCTAGTTTAACCGCTAACGTCTCAGGCGTTTTACCTATTGCAAATGGCGGAACAAATTCATCATCCACAACATATTGTAACCTTACGTCTAATGTAACAGGAACGCTTCCTGTAGCTAACGGCGGAACGGGTGTAGCATCAACAACAGTATATGCTGTACTTTGTGGAGGAACGACTACAACAGGTCCTTTTCAATCTATTGCTTCAGTAGGTACAGCGGCTCAAGTATTAACTTCTAACGGTGCAGGTGCATTACCAACATTCCAAACCCCTGCGGCGGGGGGTACTACAATTCCCGCAGGTACGGTTATGATTTTTGGTCAAACATCCGCGCCTACAGGGTTTACTAAACTAACAACTCAAGATGACGCCGCACTTAGAGTAGTTAGTGGTACAGCATCCACAGGCGGTTCTGTAGGCTTTACAACAGCATTTGCGTCACAAACACCAACAGGTTCTGTATCTATTAGTACTGTATCAGGTAGTGCGGGTGCAACAACATTGACTACACCACAGATACCAAGCCATGCACACCGAGTTACTTCTTCAGGTACAGCCGCAGGATCTCCATTTTTCGCTAGCACATTTACAAACACCGCGAATCCTGACCCACCAACAGGTAATAACATTCATAAAGTTTATCAAGCCCCCCAAGTAAACGTGCCTGCCCCAAGTACAATTAATGCAGGTACAGACAACACAGGTGGTGGTGGCGACCATACTCACCCATTCTCATTTAGTTCAGGGTCAGGTACGTTCTCAGGTAACGCAATTAATTTAGCTGTTAAGTATGTAGACGTGATTAGAGCAACCAAGGACGCGTAAGAATGCAACTAAAAAATGGAACTTTTTGCCCGTTAATTAAAAAAGATTGTGTTGGATTACAATGTGCATGGTTTACTAGGGTTCAAGGTACTGATACAAACACAGGTAATCAAATAGACGAATACCAATGTGCAATTGCGTGGATGCCTATGTTGTTAATAGAAAACTCAGGGCAACAAAGATCAACAGGAGCGGCTGTGGAATCATTCCGAAACGAAATGGTTAAAGCCAACGAAAACAGCCAACAGTTATTATTAAAAACCGCAAAGATTGCCTATCCTTCAATAGATAGCAATCAACCAAAATTAATTGAGGAGTAAAAAATGTTATTAACAATCGTACCTATAGACAATAATGTAATTAAGGATAATGTGCCTTTAAATTGCGCTATTGATCTATCTTCATGCGCTATACCATCTAATATAAGAGCACTTCAGTGGAGAGAAACATTAGGATGGATAGAGTTTTGGGATCAAGACAATCAAGATATTACAGAATTACCTAGTTGGGTTGCATGTTGTGTTGCTAAATATGATGAAGCTATGGCGCCAAAACCACCTACACCTCCAACAGCAGAAGAAAATAAAATTACGGCTATCGCATTATTACAATCAACTGATTGGACACAAATTCCTAGTGTCAGCGATCCTGCTTTAAGTAATCCATACCTTGCAAATAAAAATGAATTTGATGTCTACAGAAACTCTGTAAGACAGTATGCACTTAATCCTGTGGCAGGGGATATTACATGGCCAACTTTACTACAAGAAGTTTGGACTAATGCATAAAAAGTGAGATTAAAGCAACAACTATTAGATAATAATTATCTAGTTATTGATAATTTTATATCAGAAGAAAAAGCAAAAGAGTTATATAGGTACTTTAAAGAAGAAGCCGCTAAAAATCCTCAAGCTTTTGCTTACGACAACCAATGTCCTAAGTCCTTAGCAATGTATGACTTTAGATGGTTTGTAGAATTGCTTGTAGACAAAATATTATTTATGTCTGAAGTTTTGGAAGAGCCAATGTTTCCAACATATAGTTATGCAAGAATATATGCTAACGAAGAGGTTTTACAAAGACATAAAGATAGGCATGCTTGTGAGGTAAGCGTAACACTACATTTAGATAGCGATGGTTCAGAATGGCCAATATGGTTTACCAAGCCTAACGGTGAACAAGTATCATATAACTTAAAATCAGGTCAAGCTGTTATTTATTTAGGCATGATTTCAGAACATTGGCGTGATGCATTTCAAGGTCAAGAATATGGGCAAGTATTCTTGCATTATGTGCGTGGTCGCGGTGAAAATTGGATGTGTTATTTTGATAAATTTAAAAAATAATTATGCAATATAATAAACTAGAAGATTACATTTACATAGTCAAAAATGCATTAAGTTTAAATTTGTGTGATGAAGTATTAAATGAATTTAAAAATAGCGATGAGTGGGAAGATACTATTGTTGGGGGGGGAGTAGTAAAAAAACACATAAGAAACTGTCAAACTGTTGTTATATCTTTTCCATATGTAATACAAAAAAATAGTGAAATAAGACATAAATTAGATAATGCTATATTTGATGGCGCCGCTAAATGTATTCAAGAATATAATAATAAATTTCCACACTGCAAGATTGAAGAAGATAGTGGATATGAGTTACTAAAATACCCTGAAGGTTGTTTTTATACACAGCATACAGATTCATTCAAAGGTAGGCCTCGTGCTGTATCCTGCTCATTTATATTAAATGATAATTTTGATGGCGGAGAGTTTGCATTTTTTGACAGAAAATTAAAATATAAATTAGAAAAAGGTGATGCAATAATGTTTCCTTCTAATTTTATGTACCCTCATGAAATAATCCCTGTGACACAAGGTACAAGATATTCAATTATTACATGGTTTATATAAATGAGCGACATAAAAGTAACGCACAATCAGTTTATTGGAATTTATGAAAATGCTTTAGGCAAAGAAGATTGTAAAAACGTTATTCAATTATTTGAAGAAGATTTAAAAAATGAAGTTGATAAAAATGAAGATGCTCAATTCTCTAAAGGTAAAATGTCAAGGTATGATTATCAAACATGGTACCCATCCTCAGAGAAATCTAATAAAATAGTTTTAAAAGTTAATGAAATTTTAGATAAATGTATTGAATTATATGCAGAAGAATTTTGGATAGTTAAACAATTAAAAGCTACATCTTTAGATATTAAATTACAAAAGACTCCTCCTCGCGGAGGTTATCATGTTTGGCACTGTGAACAAGATGGCAAAAAAAACGAAGGCAGAGTGCTTGTTTGGACAATATATCTAAATGACATACCAAATGGAGAAGGTGAAACAGAATTTTTATGGCAAGGATTAAGGGTTCAACCTAAAGCGGGAACAGTTTCTATTTTCCCCGCTTCTTTTACCCACACGCACAGAGGTAATCCTGTGTATTCTTGCGATAAATATATAGCAACAGGTTGGTACACATTATACGAATAATTTTTAAAGGAGAGAAAAAATGGCGGACATTAAATTAGAATTAACAATTGACGAAACTAATCAAGTATTAGCAGGGTTAGGTGAATTACCAAGCAAAACAGGTGCATGGAATCTAGTTGTAAAAATTCATCAACAAGCACAACCTCAGCTACCAAAACCTGAGGAAAGCAAAGACGGTGAAGAGGTTAAACCCGTTTAAAAGTATAAGGAAATGGAATAAATATGAACAAAGCTGAACAGGTTGATTTGCGCTTATCCACGCATGAGGAAGTTTGTGCTTTAAGATATGAAGCAATAGGTGCAAGACTAAAAAGGTTAGAAAGTATTTTAATGGCGTCTGCGGGCGCTATTATTCTTTTACTACTTAGCATAGTTTTAAAATAATGTTTAGCGCTCTATTTTCATTCTTAGGTGGTTCTATCTTCCGCATGATTTGGGGAGAAGTATCAGCCGCTTGGACAAAACACCAAGATCATAAGCACGAATTAGAATCAATGAAGCTTCAAGCTGATCTTGAAAAAGCTAAACATGACCAAGAAATGGAAAGACTTAAAGTCTCATCCGAGTTACAAATAAAACAAGTTGAGGTGATAGCTGACGCTGAGGTTGAGAAGCTTGATGCAGAAGCTTTTATAGCGTCGCAAAAGACCGTAAATCAGTCAACAGGTAATAGTTATATTGATGCATGGAACGGAGCTATTAGACCTGCATGCGCTTCTACCGCATTACTTGTATGGTGGTTTTGCTTATATACACAAGGATTTGTATTAACA